CGATCTATTTGGGAATAAAAGGGGTCCGAAAGTAATCAACCCCATATGGGGGGTTAATGGTGAGGGTCGGCACCCTTTTCTTCCTCCTCCTTCGACGCCGCGGCAATGGTTGCCAGGTGGGCCTCGGCCTGCTCGCCGTTGGATGGCTGCCACGAGGGACTGTTGCGCTCGAGGAAGCGGGCGCGGGCGCGGGCTTTGTTCTCGGCCACCTTATCCTTCTTATGGCTTCGCATCTCCTTGTGAACTTTTATATGATGTTCAACACAAAGCAACTCGATGTTGTTTATATCGTAAGCTAAGCGGCGCATGGCTTGCGGGTCGTCGGGGTTAGCCGATTCCACTGGCACCTTGTGATGACAGTCTTTGCCTGCGCGGATAAGTCCTTCACGCTTACACTGCTCGCACAGCCCGCCTGCCCGCCGCCACACGATGCGCTTCACCTCGAGCCACTCCTTAGAGTTGAGCAGGTGCTGATACTCTTTGCTTCTGCTCATAGCTCTGCCTCTTTATCCGCCGCCTCGCGGTCGTAGTCGTCGAACTTGATACGCTGGATTCTTCCGTCACCATCAAGCGAGTCGGGTGTGCGGTGGCCGTGCTTCTTGGTGCGGGTGCCATACTGGATGGCGCGGCCTCGGCAGTCGTACATCGCCTCTCCCTTCATCTCAGCTCGGCTTGCCTCGTCGAGTTCTATCACCGTCTGCGCATCAATCATATTGAGCAGGATGTCGCTCAGATTGTTACATTCAAGATGCGCACCCAACAGTCGGATGCGGCGGTAGATGCCGTGCATGGTTACCTCACACACACGCTCGAGTATCGCGTCGACGTTCTCGGTCATCTGCGGGTCGCCGTCGTTGGTTCGGTCGATGTCGTCCACCATCTTAGGTTTCAGTCCCATCCACGGCTTGTCGATCATCACGGCGCCATAGCCCTTGCGGTTCTTCTGCTGAAGTATCAGCACCACCTGTGCCACATCCAGCCCGTCGGGGTTAGCCAGATTAAACGTCTCGTTCCATGCGGCGTCGGTCTCCATCATCGTCATGATTTTGCGAATCTCGGGACTCATTTCGTGCATGGGTGCCGATGCCTTGCAGAGCACATAGAAGAACATCTGGAATATCTGATACGTGTTCACGCCAAGGGCGTTGCAAATGGCATCCAACAACTTTGCCTGTTGCGGCGATACCTTAGTTTGTAAGAGCTCATAAGGTTCTTTTCTTTTCTTGTTACTCATCGGTCGTCACTTCTAAGTCTAAGTTATTGATCAATGGTTTGACGTGTGGCATCTCGCGGGCCACATCGTCGATGTTAGTGAGAGGTTTCGAGGTTATCAGGCGCAACACCACGTCGGCGATGTCGGCCTTCGGCCCGTCTTCTGGTCGCCACCACTTCTGCACGGGGGTGGTGTCTATCACTGCGCGGTCATAGTGTAGCTGCTCCACCTTCTGTCGCCAGAGGTCGATGCCGTCACGATCGGGATAGAAGATGATGCGGCGGCGCTCGGCTATGAGCGGGGCGAGGCGGTCACGTGTGAGGTTGCTCGCGCCGCAGCAGGCCATCCATACTTGCATGGGGTGGTTGCCGTAGGCGATGGCCATCAGCACGGCGGTCTTCTCACTCTCCACGAGGCAGACAGGCGCGGCGGGGTAGGCCTTCATCAGATGTTCGCCGAACAGGCACTGGCGCTGCTCCTGCTTCTCGGGGTCGTAGATAGACGTGATGCCGTTGCGCTCGAGCAGCGCGTGAAACCAGTCTGTCGGGTAGAGGTACTTCTCCTTGATGCGGTGACCGTCGGTCTTGTACTTCATATAGTGACCCGTTCGCACCTGGCCGTTGGCGTCCACCTGCCAGAATACCGTGAAGTGGTGCTCCACCTTGCGATGGTCGCGGGTCTCCTGCCTCACGGCGGCATGGCCTACATGGTAGTCTCTTAGCACCTGCTCCACCCGCTTACGCTGACAAGCGTCCCACGGCAGCTGGCGGATATAGTTGCACAGCACGTCGCCGCCCGTGTTCTCCCTCGCCTCCATGATGTTGCGGGGGATGATGAGCGTGGGCAGTGGCGGTGGCAGCTGGCGCGGTGGCGGCGGCACGTAGTCCACTGGTATGTTATCAGTCTCGATGCCGTACTTCTTACCAAGGTAGCGGATGGCGTCGATGTATGACATGTGGCGATAGTCTATCAGCCACTGAACCACCCCGCCCTTCTTCTCACATACGAAGCACTTGTAGGTATTGGGGCTCTTGCTGACGCCCTTGGGGCGCACCATGAAGTTTCCGGCGTTGTGGTCGTCGTGGAAGGGGCAGATAGCCGTATAGTTCGTGCCCTTCTTGCGCAGGCCGCCCGGGTTGCCGAGGCCGAAACTGCCTAAGTCTTCACTGATGACCTCTACTATATCAGCCGTGTCGATGATGCGGTCGATGATGTCTTGTGGAATTTTTGCCATTTCGCGGTCGATTAAAAAATAAATCCCAATGAAAGCTATATACGCGTGTGCGCGCGCGTCGCCCGCTTGCACGGATTCCCCTCCCGATTATCCGTATTTATTTATTTATTAATAAATACGGTAATCGGGGAATCAGGGCTATGCGGATGGGAACGCTAATAAAAAGAATCGTTTTCGATAGTTGAAAAGCGGTCATTCTATTGTTTCCCTGGATGGTACTTGCGAGTATTCAGATTCTTTTTGATTACCCCTTGCTGGAGTGCCGTGTTGATGATTGTCTGCATAGCTCTATTACTCGAGTATTTCGTCGTTGCTCTGAGCCATGCTTCAATCTCACATCGTCGTGCGCCCTTACTTGGCCACGGGAAGTTTTCAAAAAGTTTTGAAGCGTCTTTCTCCATTTGATTTTTAAATCTTAAAATTAAAATGCTGGCTCCGAATCGTCAGGCCTGTCAAACGGTAAGTCTTCAGCCTGATCGTTGGGGGCGTTGATGTTCATCTCCTTGTAGTGGTACTTCGGACGTTGAGCAGTTCCAGTCTTGTAAAGTATGCCGTTTTCGATGGCTATATTTATCAAGTCGGTACGGCGGCGGTTACTTGTTACGCCTTGGCTTATCAGTCTGCTATCAATGTCTGTGCGGCTAAGCCCTGCGGAAGTCCAATTCAGTTTGCCGAATCTTTCTCTTGCCTCCCTGATGAATTGCGTTTCCTTGGTTTCGACCGCCCTTGTGCCGTTGTCGTTGATTTCGATAGGCTGGCCCCATCCGCCTGCGCTTGTAACGTATTCGAATAGCCAATCTTCTACATCGTGGCCGCGGGCCTTCACCTGCTTTACTCTGAAGTAGATGTCTGGCAAATCAGAACGTTGTTCGTTTGGCTTCTGGTCGCATTGCTTTATTTTCTGTACTGTGAATATCTCAGACACCTTGCGCTGTGTGATACTACCCAGCACACCGACAAGTTTGTCGACCATCGGGTTTTCGTGCAACACAGCCCACAGACTGGCGTCATAGTAGGTGGCCAGCTTCATACACTTGCGGACAATCGGCTGACATTCTATCTGGTCGTTGTAGTCCTTCACGATGTCGAGCATACCGTCGAGAAATATGTCTGTCGGCTTAATCTCCCACACAGCCCTCAGAATCTTGCGCCATCGCTCGATGGCATCCTCGGTGTCGCGTAGACGGAGAATAAAGAAATGTTTCTTTGCTTCTTCGTTAGACATGCCAGCCATTGAGATCACGCGGTTCTTGAAGGCTACCGTGTCGTCTTTTCCTTGCTCTGTGTCGATGTGGAGCAGGCGATTTGGAATGATTTGCTCTCGAACCTTTCCAGTAGATTCATCCATCACCTTGTGCGGCACCATGCGCCCGATAGTGTTGCCGAAACGTCCGCTCAGCGTTACGGCCTCGAGTTGCGACATCAGGCCTGTCTTGCCGTTGCCTGGCTTTCCAGATATGATGTGTATCTCACCGATGTCGGCGAAAGGTACGCCGTTGCGTTCCATCGTGTAACGCGGCGGACTATATGGCTCGTCGAAGTCAAGCATGTCGGCTGCTATCTCCGTATTAAACCATTGATCGCCTTGCAGGAAGTCGGGAACCTCGGGCAGTGGTGGTAGTGCGTTATTTTCTAATTCTTTCATTCTTTCTCGTTCTGGAATGTGAATCCTTTCGTTTTTGAGTTCGCCTC